ATCTCTGGTCTGAATGATTGCATCAGCGATTGAGCTACCAATTCCATTAATTGCAGAAAGACCGAAAATAATGGAATTATCATCCATTACTTCGAAATCTATTCCAGAATAGTTAATCGATGGTGGTAGTACATCAATATTTAGTTTACGGCAATCAGACAGGTATAACGCTTGCTTGTCTTTATTGCCTACTACTGAAGACATCAATGCTGCCATATATTCAACAGTGTAATTAGCTTTAAGGTATGCGGTGATATAGCTAACCATTGCATAGCTCGCGGCGTGCGCTCTGTTGAATCCATATCCACCGAAGTATTCGATATCAGAGAATATCTTGTCAGCTTTTTCTTTTGTAATATCAGAAGTTTTAAGACAACCTTCAACAAACTTAGAACGCATCAACGGGATTTTTTCCATCTGCTTTTTACCAATAACTTTGCGCAAGTCATCAGCTTCACCAGATGAGAAGCCAGCTAATTCTCTAGCTACACCAAGAACATCTTCCTGATACAGCATGATTCCAAGTGATGGAGCAAGAACAGTTTCTAATTTAGGATGATCATATTTAATTTTGCTACGACCATGTTTTCTATCGATATATTGTTTATCCATCCCAGATCCCATAGGACCAGGACGATATAATGAAATCAAGGCCATGATGTCCTCAATCGTTCTTGGCTGAATTGAAATCATCATGCTACGCATTCCAGATGATTCCAACTGGAAAACGCCAATACTATTTCCTTTGCACAATTCGTCAAAAGTAAGTTTATCATCAATAGGAATTTGATCAATTTCTAATTTGATACCACGATGCTTTTCAACTAGTTTCACACATGAGTCAATAACTCCAAGGTTACGAAGTCCAAGGAAGTCAATCTTTAGAAGCCCACATTGTTCGACTCTTCCCATGTCCCATTGTGTAACTATAGGATTGTCGACACCCTTTTGCATGACGGGAAGATAGTTTGTCAGTTCTTCTTTCGAAATAACAATTCCAGCTGCATGAATACCAGTCTGTCGAACAACTCCCTCTAGACCAAAAGCAGTATCAATAATCTCTTTAGTGATTTCGCTACTCTTATAAGCTTTGCTAAATTCTTCTACTTCCATGCATTCTGCAAGAGACTTGGAAATACCAAGAACCGGAGGAGGAACTAGTTTTGCAACTGAGTCACCATCGTTATAATCGTGCCCTAAAGCTCTAGCAGCATCTCTGATAGACTGTCTAGCCCCAGTTCTGTTAAATGTACAGATATGTGCGACATGATCGTTGCCATATTTTGATCTCGCATAGTCGATAACCTTATCACGATATCTATCATCAAAATCGAGATCGATATCAGGCATTGACTTACGGCCTTCAACTAAGAAGCGTTCGAACATCAATCCAAATTTGATTGGATCTAGATTAGTAATCTTAAAAGCATAAGACAGAATGCTACCTGCTGCAGAACCTCTACCCCAGCCTACTCTAACATCATTGTTTTTAGCCCATTGCACGAGGTCAGATACAACTAGGAAGTACTCTGGAAAACCCATTTCCTTTACTACTCGTAGTTCGTGGTTTGCTCTATCGATAATATGTCCTGGAAGGGGATCACCATATCGCTCTTTTAGACCTTGCCAAGCTAAACGCTCAAAATAATCTACAGAGGTTTCATTGGTTGGAATTGGAAAGTTTGGAAAGAAATGGTCACCAAAATCAAGCTTTAGATCAACCATATCACAGATCTTCATTGTGTTGTCTAGCCACTTTTCTTCAAAGATTTTAGACATTTCTTCATAAGACTGAAGATAAAAATGATCTCCAGTAAAGGAGAATCTGTTAGGAGTATTGACGTTTGCGTTAGTAGCAACACATAACATGATGTCATGAGCCCTAGAGTCTTCTCTATGGACATAATGGCAGTCACCAGTTGGAACTACTGGTGCTCCAATAATATTAGCAATTCTAACGAGATCAGAGAACACTCGAGTCTGTTCTTCTAATCCATGATTTTGCACTTCGATAAAGTAGTTTTCTTTACCGACAATATCTTGCATTTTCTTAGCTGTAGCCAACGCAAAATCAAAATCTCCACGTAACAATGCCTGTGAGACCTCGCCATTTAAGCATCCGGATAGAACAATGATTCCATCGGAATGCTCTGCAATGAGGTCGTGATCGATACGTGGCTTAACGTAGTATCCCTGCAAGAACGCCTTGGACGACATCTTGATAATATTCTGATAGCCGTTAAAATTCTTAGCTAGAACTGTAATGTGATATGGTCCACGTTGCTCCCATTCATTCTTTGCTGGGCCAGATCTTTCTTCATCATCGCGATCAAATCTGGTTTTTCTAGCTTGATAAAACTCAGAACCAAGAATTGGCTTTACACCAGTTGCCTGACCTGCATCATAAAAATCTAGCCATGAATGAATATTTCCATGGTCAGTAGTAGCTAAGCCACTCATTCCAAGTGACTTAGCTCTACTTAGATACTTCTCTACATCACCATGTCCATCTAACATTGAGAAAATGGTGTGATTATGTAGATTTGTCCAGTTCTTCATCAAATACCTCTCGAACGATCAGAACCTTTAAGTACCTGATCTCTCTGCTCTCTATACGCAATAATTACTACTCCACCACAGAACTTACATGGGACGGGAGACCCTGCTTGCGCAAAAGGACTTTTCTCCATATAAGAATCTGGTTGATCAGATTTACATTCTGAACAAACACCAATTACATCATCGGGATCGTCAATAGCTGGCATCTTCACCTCCTTTATTTATGCTCGTATACGCAAAACGGATAGCAGAAGGAGATGACAGCTCATCAGATTCGACATACCTATTGCCTATTTGAATCCATTTCTTTCTCTTGTCCAGATGGCATTCACCGCAACCTACACCTGCCGCATTAGCTCTTTCGCAAGTATATGGTCTTCCACCAATACCAAGTCGACGTCTATTGATCCAATCATTAATATGACTAGTACTCTTTTCTACATTGTAATCTTCACAATTTGAAAGAATCTCATGCAGATATTCAATAGCTTCATCTGTATAAGTCAGAATTGAACATAGAAAAAGTCTAGCTTCATGATCTAACCATTTCTTTTCAATAGCTTGCTTATGCAACTCGGCAATGGCTGGACATCCATTTAGCAGTTTGTCTTTGGTGAACTTCTTGTCTTTTTCTTCTAGATTCTTAAAAACAGAAGAACCAAACTTATTGAAGTAGCCAATAAAATCTTTAGAACGTTCTTTTTCAATTTCTAATTCATATGTGAAATTTCTAAACCATTCATTAGCTTTCGCATTGAAAGCTGGATCAGTTCTCTCGCTTACTACTCTTTCTTTACAAAAAGAAACAATATTCTCAACACCATCGATGAAGATTTCTTTTGGAATCTCATTCTTAAACAAACCAGTTGACTGATGCTGACTACCTTCAAGTCTCCACATTCTTCTTGCATCGTAGACACTAAAATCCACGCAATTTAGATTCAGATTTTTTGCAATTGTATTAGCAATAAACCGATAGATGTTTGGAAGATTATTCGATGGATTAATGCCAATAGCAATAGGATCACATTCAATATGGAATCCTTTTTTACCAGTAAAGAAGACAGAGATAGCCTCGTCAGGAATATTCTTAAGAAGATATCTATAAAGCTTCAAGCACTCTTCATATGCAATCGAAATATCTGAACTATCTATATCAAAATATAGAGGACCAAATCTTACAGCGGTGTCAATATCTAAGGAATCGTACAACCAGATTGACGTATAAAGTCCAACATTATTATTGTCTGATCGAAATTTATCAATGTCATCTAAATCAATAAGAACAGTATTTCCGTCCTTTTTAATTCTACTGACTTTATCTAGAGAAGGAATATATTTGGCTAACTCAACATATCTCCATTTGTATAGATATTTATTTGGATCAGAAACGGTCTTCATAATAATTTGACTTTTAACTCTTTGCTTTTGATGTTGCCAATAACTATTTTATCACACCCAAAGTTGATCGAATGGGTACGATGGTAGATTGATTCTTTCAAAATATCTTCTAATCTAGAGGATATTAAAAGACGTTTACTAATTTTTGCGGGAACATCATCCATCAATACTTAATCCAGTAAAGTTGTGAAGATTTGCTGCGATATTATCTGCAACATGCAGAATATAGTCTAAATATGTAATCGGAAATGTTTCAGGAACGGGAGACCATGGCCCAAGATGGCATCGAACAAGTCTTAGTATTGTTTGCATTGCATCTTCTGTGATAAACAGAGAAGAAGATAGTCCATCATTACCAAATTCTTTGTCATATTTTTGACATTCGATCACAAAACTATTAACTGTATACGCATGCATTGGGTCAAACTGAAAAGAAACGTTATCTTCAGTCGGAATACCCTTGGTAATATCATGAATAAGGGCGGCAGCGATAACTAGATCTCGCTCATCAGAAGACAGCGAATATGATTCACTAATCGTATCAGCTATTCTAGCAACTCGCTTAGTGTGCAAAACATTGCCACCCTGATTATGTTCATCTTTAGGATGATGATTGCTAGCAAATGCTGATGGAATAATCCAAAAAAGATCAGCCTTTAATAAAACTGATCTAACAAATGATCTAACTCCCTCATCAACAATCAGATTAATCTCATCCAATAGAGGCTGTAGAATCTGATTCTCCTCATTGATAGAGGAGCCCTTGTTGTCAACTAAGATATCATCTAATAAACTTTTTTTAGTCATTTCTACTTCCTAAGTTGGGAATTTCCATTTTGAACAAATATCATCAAACTGACATTTTTTACAGTGCAGTGTCATTCCTCTTTTCGGAACAAGCACTTCTTTGGACTCTATTGTATCACACCAGTACTCTAGAGCATCAAGGTCTTCTTGATTAATTTCATACTCAACAAATTTCATATTGTTACTCAGTAAGTCAATGTATCCGAATACTGTATTTCGCATTCTAGAAGGATGGCGCAATTTAAAACCTAAGTACATAGTTGAAAAATCAATTTGATACATATAACTATAATTTGTCTTATAGTTAAACATAAATTTGACAACATAATTTTTATCATCATGTCGATAAATTAGATCGAATCGATCTTCTATCTTAATATTTTTGTTAACAATTGCGACATAGTCATCACTAATAGCTAGTGGAATTAAATCTATCTCAGAGTACTTTTCATAAAACTCCAAAAGTATTGATGCTGCCTTAGTTGTTAAACTAGACATATTTCCATAAACACTTTCATGCTGTTCAGTTATTAAATCATATGAGTCAACATCTTTGGGAAACCAAAGTTTCTCCCATCTATTTAATAGCGAATTATACGATGGAGTAATTCCACCCTGCTTCTTATACCAAAAGAAATACAATATATTTTTTATGGTTGATTCAAATTTTGCGGAATAGATATCTCTAGAATATATTTTTTCCGGAAGTTTTTCATTATGACGATAGTCATATAATCTTTCACAAAGCTGAAAGTCCTTAATAGAATTAACTGTAAGATTTAGCATCAGTCAAATCCCTCTCCATTTAATAGATCGTTTAATTCTGATGACTCTAAATATGAATCAGAATTCACAACCTCATACTCTTCATAAATTTTCTTAGAATCAACATATCTAACTAGCGGAGGATCATATGTAAAAGCTGATCCAGTGATTCTGTTTTTCGGTATTTGCAACTGCATGACATTATCATCTTCTGTCTCGTCATTTGTTGCTAACTTCTTTTCAGTAATGAAAATAGTTACTGCACACTTCTGCTGAATAGCTAACGAACCACCCGTATCAGACTGTTGTACAACTTCTCGCTTTTCCTTCATTCTATTAGAGTTTTCTTGAGCAGTAATGATCAATGCACAGTTCATGTCACGGGCAAGTTTCTCTAACTTGACCATCATTTCCTCAAATTCACCCCATCGTGGCTTACCCTTACCGCTTCCGCGAGTAAACATTGACTGAATGGTATCAATAATCACAATGTCCGGAATCTTCTCATTGTGACCGATTAAATCACGTAACCAGAATTCAAGATCCTCAAAATATGGAGTTTCGGGATCATGGCGAACCATCAATCTATCGCCCCACTGTTCAAGTCTTTCCTTGAACTTTTTAAGATAAAAATCCTTTTCTGATGCGGACCATTTATCAGCTTCAGAGTAAACATTTTTACCTATAATTTGAGTCATTAGAATGCGTTCCCAGTGACCTAATGCTTCCTCAAAGTTAACATAAAGGACGCGGTAACCAGTATCCAACCAATGATTAGCTAAGCATTTGGCAAAAGTGCTTTTACCCTTACCAGATGGTGCAATTACAGCATGAACTGCTCCACGGAAAAATCCGCCCTCATCGGTATATCCCATAGCTCTATTTAAAGCCTTAAATTGAGTTGGAATAAAGTCTGGAATCTCTAACAGATTAGATGCGTGAGAGATAATATCTAAACCAGTAGTGATCTTGGAAAAAGGATCATACTTAATTTGATTTTCTAGATCTTTAATATGAGATGTAAGAATATTAATTCTATTTACATCTTCTTCGGATTTAAGTCCCTTCTTATTAATAAGAAGTTGTAGCTCCTGAAGATAATTGATTTGCTTACGCTTATTTGCTTTATGCTTAACTAACTCAGTGACAGATTCTTTATTAGAAACCTCTACCTTAGTGATCAAATCCAGCATGATTGACACACCGGATTGACCACCAAGAGCATCATAGATGTCAGTCTCAGAACTCAACCAAGACTTAAAGGCTACAGGATCAACATGATCTAAATTAGTGCCACGGTAGAAGCCTAGAAGGGCACCATAGAACTCATGAATACCCTTTTCTCCATGGATTATTCCAACAATGTCCTGAGGAAGATTGTCATTGAAATAGGCGATAGCTCCTGGCTCTTTTAAAGCTAAAGCAAAAATCTGATATTCTAATGGAATCTCTTTAGTCTCTTCCATCTCATCTAGAATGATCAATTTATTTACCCTTCATTTTCCTATATAGATCTTTTCTGTATTGCGAATTCTTCTTCTTCATACTCTGATAAAAATCAGATGAAGTGATCGACTTCCCCTGTTTATCAGTTTTTGGAGTCGGACTATTTCTAATCGCATCCAATATTCTATCACAAACATTTTGCTCTGTTAACGAATCATTATATCGAAACACAACTAGTGCAATATCATTCTCTTTGCACCAGTCTGCTTTTTTGATATCACGCTTTTGTGCTTCTTCAAACTCATATTTAGATTCAAAAAATCTACTAGTGTAATAGAAATGTTGACGACCATGAAATTCAATTGCCAACTTATAACTTGGACAATAAATGTCTAGCTTTAATTTATCGCCAATATGATATTCGTTAACAATTTCTTCACCTGGAATAAGTTTTTTCAACAGCAGAGTTAAAGCTGTTTGACCTCTAGACATTTTTCGTCTAGAGGTCTTCAGCCAATTTAATCCAAGTAAATTAATCTTCTTATTTACTTCAGAAATATCAGTATTTAACTCTTTAGCTATATCTGATAGTGAAAGATTCGTATCAAACAAAAGATCTGTTAGAAATTCAACATCATCATCTTCTATCTTTTTACGATTTTTCATTCTATCACGTCGAAGCTTTCACCATGTTTATAGTCTTACCAAGGTCAATAATTGACATCTTAGAGTCATTCCACATCTTAGACATCAATGCTAAACCAAAAACTCCACAGTCCATAATGCAGTAATCAACTCCACCCTC